GTCGAGTGATCGGGCAGAAGGGCCGGACGTGCTCGGTGCCGGACTGCGACGGTGAGCCGGTGCTGCAGTGGCTGCGGGCCGGTACCCCCGAGGAGGCGGCGGCCAACGTGGCGCGGCTGCACGCCGTACAGGCGCAACTCGTCGACTATCGGCGGACGTCGCTGACGCTCGAGGTCGCGGACCTGGCCGACCGGCAGGAACGGCTCGCCGAGAAGGTCGACGTGGTGACGCTGAAGGCGGGGCAGGCGCAACTCGAGCAGCGGCAAGCCGACCTGGACGCGATCGAGGATCCGGTGCGGCCGGTCGTGGAGCCGGTGACGGTCGCGGTGTTCGGCTGCGAGGCGCATGCGGTCGACCTGGAGTCGGCGGCGCTGCTGCACGAGGTCGGCTGTCTGGATTCGGGCCCGTGCGGCTGCACGCTGCCCGACTGAAAATCGTCCGCCCCATCCGTAGGGCGGCAGGCCCGTGAAGGGCAGGTGGGCGTGATGCCCAAGGAATCCATCTCTGGTGATGGCCGGTACGACGTGCGCGTCGGCTGGCAGAACGGCTGCGACATGCAGATCGGCGTCGAGGAGGAGGCCGGGTTCTCGCTGGTGACCGCGCTGTACGGCGACCCGGAGACGTGCAGGCTGATCGGGCTCGCGGTCGCGGCGCATTGCGAGGTCGGCGTGGTGCGGGGCATGGACGCGTTCATGGCGCTCGGTCGCGATGTGTTGAACATCGTCGAGGGCAGCGCGTCCAGTCCGAATGGGTCGTACACGGGCGTGTGGGTGACGCTGTCTCGGCAGGGCGCGAACCGGCTGATACGGGTGCTGCGCCGGGCCCGTGACGCCGCCTACGGGCGCGACGAGTAGCTGCAAATTGGCCGAGGGGCGCGCATTCGGCCGACGTGCTTTCACGCGCAACACGTGGGGGAAGACATGACCGAGATCAAGCCGTGCGCCGAATGCGGACAACCGCACGAACGCCAGGGCAAGCAGACCTGCACCAGTCACTCTCGCGGCCGGTTACGGCCCGAGATCACCGGCAAGCCGTGCCACATGTGGCCCGAGCCCGGCACGACCGTCTGCAAGAACCACGGCGGCAAGGCACCGCAGGTGAAAGCCAAAGCCGAGGAACGACTCGCGCAGGCCGAAGTCGCGAAGCTGGCCGCGACGTTCGTGGATCCGGTCGAGGGCGAGGACAAGGATCCCGGCGAGATCATCACCGAGCAGATCCGCATGCAGTACCGGCTCGTTCACTGGTTCCGGGCCCGCGTGCTCACGGTCGACCCTTCGGCGCTGATGTGGGGCAAGACGAAGGTCAAGAAGGGCGGCGACGACTTCGGCACCACCAAGGAGGCGAAGCCGAACGCGTGGCTGGTCGCGTACGTGCAGGCGCAGCGCGACCTGGAGAAGCTCTGCCTCGAAGCGATCCGGGTGGGGCTCGAGTTGCGGCGCGTGCGGCTCGAGGAGCGGGACGCGGACCTGTGGGTGCGAGTGATGGACGGAGTGCTCGGCGACCTGGGCCACGACCCGAACGCGCCGGAGACGGCGGCGATCGTGGAGCGGCATCTTCGGGAGGTAGCAGCGTAGGAGGCGGTCGTGAGCGTTGCTGCTGCCACGCTCGCGGCGGACCGTTACGGTCGCCGGGCCCGCCCCACCGAGGGCATGAAGTGGGCGACGCCGGGTGTGCTCGCGAAGGCGATCAACCCGAAGACCGTGCAGACCGAAGCGCTCGACGTCGTCGACGCTGCGCTCGTCGAAGCGCTCACCACCCCGGACGCGCGGCTGATCATCAGCCTGCCTCCGCAGGAGGGGAAGTCCGAGCGGGTCACCAAGACCGGCTCGCTGTGGGCGCTGATCAACAACCCGGATCTGCGGGTCGGTATCGCGTCCTACGCGCAGACCCTTGCCGAGGGGTTCGGGCGCGATATCCGTAACTGGATCACGACGAACAACGGCGAGGAGGGCACGCTCGACCTGGGGCTGCGTGTCGCGCGCGATAACGGTGCTGCGCGGCGTTGGCAGCTCTCCGGTCATCGTGGCGGCGTCATCTGCGTCGGCATCGGCTCCGGCCTGACTGGTCGGCCGCTGGATCTGCTGGTCATCGACGACCCGTTCGCAGACGCGAAGCAGGCCGACTCCGAGTACTACCGCAACCGGGTGTGGGAGTGGTGGCAGGCGGTCGCGTCGACTCGTCTCGCGCCGGGCGCGCCGGTCATCGTCATCCTGACCCGCTGGCACGAGGACGATCTCGCCGGGCGGCTCGTCGCGGCCGAGGACGGGAAGATCTGGCGGGTCATCAACATTCCGGCGCTCGCCGATCACAACCCGGCGAAGGGTCAGAAGGATCCGCTGGGCCGCAAGCCGGGCGAGTGGCTGCGCTCGGCCCGCCGTCGCACGCTCGCGCAGTGGCTGGCCATCAAGTTGCGGGTCGGCACGCGCGTGTTCAACGCGCTGTATCAGGGTCGTCCGTCGCCGGACACCGGCAACGTGTGGCAGCGTCCGTGGTGGCGCCGGTACGACTCGCTCCTCTGGACTCTGGATAGCTCGGGCGCGTACCGCGTCGAGTGCGACGAGATGATCCAGTCCTGGGACATGACGTTCAAGGACACCAAGGGCTCCGACTTCGTGGTCGGTCAGGTCTGGGCGCGGATTGGCGCCGAGGTGTTCCTGCTCGACCAGATCCACAAGCGGCTCTCGTTCACGGACACCATCACGGCGTTCGAAGCGCTGACCCGGAAGTGGCCGCAGGCGAAGGCGAAACTGGTCGAGGACAAGGCCAACGGCACGGCGGTCATCGACACCCTGAAGAAGAAGATTCCGGGGATCGTGCCGGTCACCCCGACCGAGTCGAAGTACTCGCGCGCGAACGCGGTTGCTCCGTTCGTGGAGGCCGGAAACGTGAAGCTGCCATCCCAGCAGGTTGCGCTGTTCGACGTTGAGGGGTTCATCGACGAGGCGGCGGCGTTCCCGAACGGGGCGCACGACGACCAGGTCGACGGTACGTCGCAGGCGTTGCAGCGGTTGCTGCTGGACGGCACCGGGGCGCAGGCGTGGACCGATTACCTCCGCAAGCTCGCCGAGGGCAAGGCGGGCGCGCAGGCCGCGCTCGAGCCGGAGCCGGTCGCGGCGGTCGAGGGTTCGGCGGAGCAGCCCGTTCTCGAGGCGGCGGCTCCGGTCAAGGAGGAGTTGTCACCGTTGCAGGCCGCTCGGCAGGCAGCGTTCAAGTCCCAGCGACGCGGAAGGTGGTAAGTCGTGGTTGACCTGCCGGGCTCCGATGTTGCTCGTCGTCTGGACGTGATCCGTAGCGGGTCTGGGACTCCCATCGACGTTGTGGTGGCGCAGCAGCAGGCCGGGATGCTGAACGATCGGCCGTTCTCGCCGGGCTCGCCGATCGCGCCGTTCGAGGGCTACTCCACCACCCCCCGGTCGCACGACTTCCAGACCGGGTACAACATCGCGGCCCGGCCGCGTCGCAACGAGCGCGTCGCGTTCGACACCCTGAAGGGGCTCATCGACGCGTACGACGTCGCGCAGATGTGCATCTGGCATCGGATCAACTCGATCCGGTCCCTGAAGTGGTCGCTCGTCGCGATGCCCGGCTGGGGCGGTGTCGACCTGACGCGGGCGCAGGAGCTTGGTTACCTGGCGCTGAAGAAGCCGGACCGTCGTCGCCGGTTCAAGCCGTGGCTGACCGAGTACCTGTACGACGTGCTCGCCTATGACGCTGGCGCGCTGTTCCGGATCCGCAACGGAGCGAACCGCGCGATCGGGCTGAAGGTCATCGACGGCACGACCATCGCCCCGCTGCTCGACGACTACGGCGACATTCCGATGCGACGGCTGCCGGACGACCCGGCACCACCGGCCTATGTGCAGTACGCGCAGGGCGTGCCGTGGACGTGGCTTACCGACGACGACCTGATCTATGAGCCGTACCAGTCGACGTCATCGACGCCGTACGGCAAGGCGCCGATCGAGACGATTCTGCTGAACGCGAACACCGACCTTCGGTTCCAGGCGCACTTCATCTCTCGGTTCACCGAGGGCAACGTGCCGGAGGCGTTCGCGACGTCGCCCGAGGGCTGGTCCCCGGACCAGATCACGGAGTTCCAGGACGCGTGGGACGCGTTCCTGCTCGGCGACGAAGCGGCCAAGCACCAGATCAAGTGGGTGCCGCACGACACGACGTTGGCGTGGTCCCGCGAGGAGGACTTCAGCGACACGTTCTCCCTGTTCCTGATGCGTAAGACGGCGGCGGCGTACCACGTCACCCCGCAGGATCTCGGGTTCACCGAGGACGTGAACCGGGCGACGTCGGAGACGCAGGTCGACAACCAGTTCCGGATCGGTGACCTGCCGCTGACCGAGCACATCGAGGGGATCCTGGACTCGTTCCTGCAGGA